GCCTCTGCAATCTGTGCCACGGTAAATCCTCTGCGTAGCAATTGCAACACAAAGTCACGCAAGATATCTTCCATCGTCATACATCTCCTCCAAGTAAAGTCAAAAACCTGTGCCATGAAAACATGGGGAAAATTTGGGAGGTGCACCCCCGTACATACGTCTTGGGTGGGGGGGAGCATGGGTGCCTCTGCCGGGCCAGGCTGAATCGCATTGCCCACCCCTCCCACCGGTGTCCAAACGCATAGGAACGTATGCCTTTGTACGGAATCGCATAGCAGGCTCTAGGAGGCTTTGCGCTACCTTGGGTATGCAAGGGTAGCCACTCACATCTACGGAGCCAACCACGGGTCTGTATTCGCGTCCTAGAGGCATCAGAATCCTGTAGCCTCCCCTGCCAATTGCTCGCAGACCTCGGACAACCGTAGGCAGACCGGCATGGTTTGGCAGGCATCGATGAACTTCTGGCGGCTAACCCCGACCTCGCACATGATCGCAGCGCATCGCAGGTCAACCTCATCGATCCGTGTTGTCCTAACATTAGAAAACCTATGTTTACTTATATCTTCATAAATACTTAATACCTCTTCATAACCTATGTTTTTCTTTGTTTGGACAACACCTGTGTTGTCTATGATGTTGTCTATGAGAGCCTCTTCATTGACAACCTGTGTGTTGTCTATGTGAGGTGTCTTTGGTGTTGGTTTTGCCTTTGGTTTCCTAGCCATGATGTCGCCAATCCTTTCTGGTCTGTTGTAGTGAAATCCATCCCTGGTTGCTAACCCTCCCAGCATCTCTCTGAGGCGCTTTCGGTTGGCTGCCATCTGCTCCTCTGTAAACTCAGGTTCCTGATCGGGTAAGTCTGAGCTGTTTGTAACCGTTTTGGGTGCGTTTGTTACTGATCGGGTCATCTCTTTGGTCTCCCTGCGCCTTGTCTCCGGTGGCCTGGTGTCTTCCTGGCCGCTGGTGATAGCTATCGCATCATTGGCCTTGATCTCTGGGTCATAGATCACCCTGGTCGTGTTGGCTCGCTCGCCTCTGAATCCCTTGCTCATCACCTCTATGTGGCCACGGTCTCGCAGCTGCTTCATAGCTCTGGCCACCTGCTGCTTGGATACCTGCAAGTGCTCGGCGATCCTTTGCTGGCCAACCCACGTTATCCCAGCTCGGTTAGCGTATGAGCACAAGAGCACCAAGACCTTAATTGAAAATCCATGCAACTCGGTGTCCAGCGCAGCTCGCATCGGAACCACGGCGAACTTACGCTGATCTGGCGGTGCCTGTTTCTCAATTATCTTGGGCCGCTTGGGCAGCTTGAACTCGATCACTTGCGCTGTGTTTGTTTGTGTTCCCATATCCTCATCATCTCTTCCCGTAACGCCATTCGGGCGGTTCGCCCTCTTTTCTCTTCCACAGCATCGAGGTAAGCCAAACGGGTCTTTTTGGTGCGATATCTCTTGAGTACCCACGCAGCCTCGCCGTGCAGGTAAAACTTTTCAGAATAATTCCCAACAGCGCCACCGTAAGACAGATTGACCATCCGAGAATCAGGGTGCACACAGCCGCAAGACCGGCAGCGTAGCTCGTCACTCTGGCTGGTATGCGGAACATCCGTTGACCCTCCCGGTCGTTGGCTTATCAAAAAATCGACACCATAAAAACCATCCTCTAAAACTTACGTTCTTGCAGTCGGCACAGCTCGACCCTTCTGGTTCTTTACGCAGGTCGCGCATTGCCACCTTCTGTTCTTGCCCTGGTTCAATAGTTTCCATACCCCTCCCGCTGCTTGTCTTCGGTGCCTGCAATGCGAGCACCACCTGGTTCCCAACAGTTCTTCCTCACGCCTGGTAACGTGCTGGTATAGCTCGTTAGGCATTGAGATCCTCCCTCACGGCCTTACAAAACCAATCCAGAGGCACTACAGCCCTCCAGGGTTGCCCAGAGCGTCTAAAGATCACCACAGGCACAGGCGAGCCTACAGAGCCCTCAGAATCGATTTGCGAGCTGGTGGTAACCGAGAGCTCGACCTGGCGGCACCAATCCTCGATGGCCAACCGTTCCTGGCGTTTGACCTCGATGCAGAATCGTCCTATCTCAATGTCGTGGCCACCGTCCCGGGCCTGGCCAAGCTTGCGCTTAACTTCAAACCCCAGCTGCTCAGTCAGTATTGCAGCGAGCTCGCGCTCGCCGGTGGCACCCTTGTTGCGCCTGCCCCTGCCGTTCATTGGATATCTGGCTGGTTGGCAATCAGGGCATCGAGCCGGTTGTCAACTTCCAGATGCTGGGACAGATGTTGCTCAATGAGCTCATGCAAGATAGCCGTGCGATCCTTGCCCAACTTCTTGCTGGCAGCCGCTAGCAGATGCCTGGCCTGTGGGCGCAGGCGAAAGTAGAAACCCGAAAACTCTGTTGTGGCCATATATCCCCTCCGGTTAAATACCGCAAGGATATACCTGTGGATATCTTTTTTGCAATAGGGGGTTGACAAGCAGATATCTCATGTGCTCCACTCTGGTCTGGGCGTAGATATCTATGTCCGTCAACTACCAATTAGGAGATTGAAAAATGCAAGCAAACAGCACAATGACCCGCAACGAAGCCCTTTCGTTGATTTCAAAACTTATGTCTGCCGCCGGCGTTCTCAGCGATTGCCAAGAGCACGGATGCAGCAAATTCGCCAATGATTCAATGAACGCAGCTAAATCTGCGATTTTTGATGTTATCGAGCGACTTGACACAATTCACAATTAAACTAACCGGGGGCTTCGGCCCCCATCAACTACCCAGGAGGGAGATTGAAAATGACTGCCAACTACGTTGCCTACTACCGCGTATCAACTGATCGCCAGGGCCGCTCTGGTCTTGGTCTTGAGGCACAGCAAGAATCAGTTAAGAACTTCCTCGGTGCCGAGCCAGATGTTAGCTACATCGAGGTTGAATCCGGTGCTAAGAATGATCGCCCGGAGCTAAAGAAAGCTTTAGCTGATTGCAAGAAATTCAAAGCCACTTTAATTGTGGCCAAGCTTGATCGCTTGGCCCGTGACGCAGAGAAGATTCTCAACATCGTCAACAGCGGCATCAAGGTTCGCTTTGTTGACTTGCCCGAGATCAACGAATCGCCTACTGGCCGCTTGATGCTCAATATGCTCGGTGGCTTTGCTGAGTTTGAGCGCAGGCTAATCAGCGTGCGTACCAAGGACGCTCTAGCAGCTAAAAAGGCCCGTGGCGAAAAGCTGGGCTCACCCAACCCCTCAGCTGGTGGTGCAGTCACCGCCCAGGCAGCTGATGAGTACGCAGCCAACGTGGCACCGATTGTTCGCTCAATCGTGGCCAAGATGGGTGCGGCATCCCTACGCGCAATCGCCAAGCAGCTCCAGGCCGAGAGCGTGCAGACCCCCCGCGGCGGTACCACCTGGTCACCATCGCAGGTATCCAACCTATTGCAGCGGCTAGCTGCTTAATCTGAGGAGAAAGTCAATGAGAAAAGTAAAGCAAGACCACTTCATCGACCCGCGTACCAACTTTGCACGCAGCTGGCGCGACAACCTGCCGGTGGAGCCGGCCCAGGAGGATGACCCGCCCTGGCTCAAGGTGATCGCAGCCGTGTGCCTGGCGGCTGTGATTTTGACCGCAATGTTTGTCTGAGGAGCTCAGTCTATGAGACAGAATGAGTGGATTCTTGAGGAGCTGAAACGCGGTGTTCACGTTACGCCCATCGATGCGTTGGCCGGGTGCCAATGCTTTCGCCTGGCGGCCAGGATCGCAGAGCTGCGCGATATTGGCCACAACATTCACACCACGATGGTTTACAGCAACGGCAAGCGGTACGCCAGCTATCGATTAATCAAATTAAAAGGAAAAAAGAAATGAAAGCTTATGGAAAAGTAACACCAGACGATCAGGCCAGCGCCTCCATGCTCCCGGCCATTCTAGGCATCTCTGCCTACTCCACCCCCAACGACAGCTTACAGACCTGCATTCGGGCCATTGACGGCCTGGAGCGCGAGAACATTACCAATGAATCGATGGAGTGGGGCAACGATCTAGAGGGCCGCATTCTGATCCGCGCAGCTGAGAGGCTGGGGCTCGACAACCTGGAGCTCGACCATGACGCACCGTATCACCACAAGCTGCTCAAGCTTGCCTGCTCGCTCGATGGCACATCTGATGGACGCGGCCTGGTGGTCGAGACCAATCCAGACCTGGGCATCTACGTCATGGGCCAACCCAGCATCAAGCTTGGTGGGGTGGGCATCATGGAGGCCAAGCTCACCGCAGCTGACGTAGAAGACGCGCCACCGCTTTATCGCGGCCCGGTGCAGCTCCAGGCACAGATGGATTGCTTTGGGGCCAGCTGGGGGGCTGTGTGTACGCTCTACAAGGGAACCAAGATGCGGATATTCCTATTCGCCAGGCATGAGCCCACATTGGCCATGATCTCGCGTGCCGTGATTGAGTTTGAGGAGAAGCTGCAAAAGTATCGAGAGACCAAAGTTATTGATTGGTACCCGCCCAAGGATTCCGCTGATGCCAATCGGATGTTCCCGGTGGGCAACCAGGACGATGAAGTGGTCTACCTGGGCGAGGAAGAAGACTACTGGGCGCACAGTATTCTTGAGGCCAAGAAGAAAATCGAGGCAGCTGAAAAGGAAATTGACGATGCCGAGAAAAAGCTCAAAGAAATTTTAGGCAAGAACACGCATGGCCAAACTAGCAAGCATGAGATCTACTGGCCCATGCGCCACTATGAGGCCCAGCCATCTCGGATCACGCCAGCCAAAGAGGCCCGTGTGGTGCGTCAGTCCACACTCAAGATCAAGGCGCGGAAATGAACTCAAACGATCAAAAGCTTATGAACGCACGCCTGCAAGCAGCACTCAAGCTTCAGGCATTGTGTTTCGATGCTGCCAACCGAACACCAGGCAGCTTTATGAATCGAGACCGCGCAATGGATGTGGTGGATGCGCTGGTCACGGTGATGTTGACAACGATAGATACTTACGCAACTGAGGAGAAACAAAATGGTAAAACTGGGAACGCTTAAATACAGCCAGCCAGGAGATGAAGAGGGCTGCATAAAACTTAAGCTGGAATTTTTCCGTATGCCACCAATAATGCAGATAGACATTTTGATGGATTGGATTTCCGACTTGCACGTTTTACTTGATCAAATTACAGAATCAAAACTAAAAGAGAAACTAAAGGAGAAGAACACATGAGCAATTTAGTTAACCAGGGCTTTGCGCCCGTCACCCTAGATGAGGCCATGCGCTTTTCTGAGATGCTGGCCAAGTCACAGATGGTTCCCAAGGCTTACCAGGGCAAGCCAGAAGATGTACTGGTGGCCGTGCAATGGGGCCGCGAGCTGGGCCTAGCACCCTTGCAGGCGTTGCAGAACATTGCCTGCATCAATGGCAAGCCATCGGTTTACGGAGACGCAGCGATGGCGCTGGTGCAAGCCAGCCCCGTCTGCGAGAACATCGAGGAATACTTTGAGGGCGAGGGCAGCCCCAACCCGGTGGCCATTTGCGTGGCCAGGCGCAAGGGCCGCACGCCGGTCACGGTCAAGTTCTCGGTTGAAGATGCCAAGCGAGCTGGGCTCTGGGGCAAGGCCGGCCCCTGGCAGGCGTACCCCAAGCGCATGATGCAGATGCGAGCCCGTGGGTTTGCCCTGCGAGATGCCTTCCCAGACGTTTTAAAGGGTCTGGTTACCGTTGAAGAGGCTCAGGACTATCCGAGCCAGGGAGAGAAAGACATAACCCCGCCACGGCCCTCTAATCCTTTGGATGCTCTTGCTCCTCCCGCCACCAAAACACCAGTTGAGGAGTTACAAACACAACCCGAATCGTTGGATCAGCCACCGGAAGAGATCGCGGAGCCGGTGGAGCTGTCCGAGGCCATCGAGACAACCGTTGCGTGGGATCTCCAGATTCCTGGTGGCGATCCGAAACCCTGCGAGAACGCCGATAGCTGGGTTGCAAGCTATCTAGAGCTCGTTGGTAAGGTCGCAAAAGCTGGTAAGGCATCAGCTCAAGCCAGGCTTGATGGACTACAGAAGTTGAGGAACTCTAACGCGGAGCCACTCAAGAAACTGTCAGTCGAGCAGCGCATGGAGCTCACCGCAGCTCTGGCCAAGTTTGTGACACCGCTCAAAGAGATGGCCGCAGCTGAGAAGAACTAAGCAACAAGGCCGGGGAGATAGACCGTCTTCCCGTCCTTCTTTGTTGCTGTTAGAACCTGGTTCTTCAGGTTCGCCGGGTCGTAGCTCACATGAACCCACCCGCTATCAGGCACCCCAGGCGTGTAGAACTCTAGAATGACCTGGGTGAACTTGTAGGTATCAACAATGTGCGCGGCCAGGTCTGCGTTGGCCACGCCAGGTATCTCGATGTCGGCGGCCTGCCCCTTGCAATGATCCGAGGTCTTAGAGCCACCCACCTTGGCGTTGACCTCGGGGTGCCTAAAGCCTGAGTTGACCTTGACACCCTTGCCGTAGTGCTCGCGCACCGGCTGGAGTATCTTCTCGCACAGCAGGCGCAGGGACGCAATCTCTGCCTCGCCTGGCGTGTTATCCATGTTGTGGCGCAGAGCGGTCTCGCTCTTGACCATCTCCGATAAAGTAAAGTTGGCGGTCAGGTTCATTTCTTTTTATCCAGGATGTCATCGAGCTGCTGGCTCTTTTCTTTTGACCCCGCGCTCGATCCAAAGTAGTAGCCCAGCACCATCGTGACGGCGCTGGTTAGTGCGCCCAGGACATAAATCAGAATGTCCTTGGAGTTAGCGTCAACGTCTACAAAAATAATGACCGCAAACAAAATGAACGTGAGCCCCACGGTGCCGAGCGCCAGAATGGGTGTAACAATTTTGTTAAGTATTGGAGCAGCTGCGCTGGTGGCAATCTCAATCTCGCGCTTGCGAGCTGAATCCATTTCCTTGACATGAGATTCAAGCTCCGCGAGTTGGCCCTTCTGTGCCATCTCCATCAGCTTGGCCTGGGCCTCTGCCTTTGCGCCTGGATCAGGCAGAACCTTGTCGAGAACTTTCTCTCCGATTGAGAGCAGAGCTGCTATTGGTAGCATCATTATCCTTTCGTTGCGAGATATAAACCAATGTTGCTAAAGGCGTACCCGGCAAACACAATGGCCATCGCTAGATTGCCCTTGGTGCCCTGTTCAAATCCTATGTAGGCGTAGATACATCCTACAAAAATAATAAGCCACGGGCTCATACACGCTGGCCCCTAAAGTAGGCCACGCCATTGATCACCTCACAGAGCTCTGGTGGCAGCAGCTTGCCGTTCTCAAACGTAAGCACGCAGAACCCCGCACACCAGTTAACAGGGTTTTCTTCTACATACACAAATTGGTCTCCAGTAGGCTCCGCAAGGGTTCCCGTGTCTACGCCGTATCTACGCCCGTTATAGTCCGTCCACGGTGTCACCATCAGTTTGTGCAGGTGTCCGGTTACAAATGATTTCCCTGAACGCAAAGTGTTGTTATAAACCGCGTGTTGGCCGTTAGCCCATCGATGTTTGACAACCACATCTTTATTGATGTCCACTCGCCACCCCGTATGCCAGCCCGGGAAGTACGAAAACAAGTCGGTGAACTCAGATAACTCTGGTGCATTTTGGGCCGCAAAATTAAACAAACGTATGTCGTGATTACCGTAAGTCCATAGCTTAATTGCGTTCTTTGATGCCTTTGCAATCTCGTCTAATCTATCCTGGCAAGCCTCAATTTCTTGCTTGGGTGTCGGTGGGTTAGTACCCATCAATGCGGCGTGGCGGCTGATCCTGGCCCCGTCAAAAACGTCCCCGTTGAGCACGGCCGTTTTGGGTTTAAACTCAGTTAGCAACTTAACAAACGCCTTGTGAGCTACGGTAGATTCACCTGGCCAGTAGTGGCAGTCGCTAGCAATGAATACATGGCCATTGTCTACCGTGTGTTGGATCACCCTACGGTTATCGGGAATGTATGTGTTGGCAACGGTGTGTTGTTTCGCTGAGTAAGCTGGCAACACAACGCCATATTGTTCTTGAATTTTTGCCTTGCGGTGGCAAAGCGCCCGGACAGATATACCAATGTGTTCAGCTGCAAGCTTGGAGCTACCAAACTTTTTCATCGCTGCAATTATTTCTTCGTCACTAAATTTTTTTAGTGCCACGGTTTCTCTCCAATTTCATCTCATCGATTGGCCCGTGCGAGCTGGTGTCGTACATACAGGCAATCTCTACGGCCTCGCGTGGGCTCTTGCCCAGGTGCATAGCCCCCATTGCGTACCCGGCCCCGGTTCCAATAGCAAAGAATGGATTTTTGATTGGCACGGGTATGACAGAACTCTCGTATACCCACAGCCCCTGTGCGTTGAGCATCAGAATGCTGATGTCTGTATCCGAATCCAAGTCCCCGCCCTGGTCTAACACCTGGTAGAACTTGAGCAGTTTCTCAAAGTCCCCAGCGCCACCGTAGATACAACCCTTGCCGCGGCGCAATTTGTTTATCAAATAGTAGCTATCGTCAGAGCTCACCATAGAATCCGCGGCCATCTCACCTGTCAAAAAATTTGCGGCAATGGTTGTCACCACGCACCCATTAGCTTGAATGTTGCGTAAATGATTCCAGAAAACGTAAAGATAATGATCCAGGTGAGCCGCTCCTCGGTTCGCAGGCGCTGGAACTCGTGGTCTAGTATCTTGTTTTCTTTTCGCATCTGTGTGATCAGCGCCTTCACTTCGTTGACCGCAGCTTTGCCAAACTCTTTCTCAACATCCTGATACATACCCTCCTCGGCTGCCCTGATCTTTCGCACCTCTCGGTACTCGTTGCCGGCATCGATGAATACCAGGTCACCGCGGCGTTGCAGCTGCAACTGCTTGCGCTTCCAGGCAATGCGAGCTCTGGCCTCCTCGTCGAGAAAGCTGGAGACCTCGGCCCCGGTTTGCTTGATCTCGCGGCCAACCTTGATGGCCTCTTTGATGCCGCCCAGGGCTTGCCTGGCCACATCTGCTGGATTGCCTGGGTCAGGTAGCTTTGTCACGGGTGAGCCTGTATCCAATGCGTTGTAGATGCAGGCCAGCTGCGACCAATAACCTGCCTAAAAATTTCACAGCTTTGCCACTAAGTTAATCAGAAGATTGATTGCCCAACCCATTGTGGCAATGAGTGCGGTTGCCGCACCAATCAATCCAAGCTCAATGCGCTTGAGCCTTGCGTTGATCCCAAGGTATCGCTCGGCACAGACGGCTTCGTGGGTGTCAAGTTGGCCTTTGACCTCTACGATTGTAGCCAT